TTTATGCACTGATAAGTCTCCACTTTTAAAGTGTAAATGACTTCTCTCCGAATCTTCAAAGAACTCTTTTTCTTCATCAGTCAGAATGTTCATCATCTGACCATTTCTTAGATAAGGCATTACAAATACATTCTTAGCTCTTGGAGCCAGAAATGATGCTTGGTGTGTCTCATCTGGTATAAACGCTGTTGGGCGTTTAATAGGAACTATCCTTACTTTCTTTCTAGGTAGTTCAAATTGTTTTTTTACTTCTTTTACTTCCATTGCTTTAGTTTAAAAATAGGAGGGGCTTTTTATACCCCTCCTAGTTATTATTATAGGAATGCAGGAATTAACGATGCAGTCCTTTGTGGATCTTTAATCATTGCTCCGAATGTACACATCTTATGCATTTCAAATCCATCTATAGAATTTGCAACACGTTTAACAGCAGCACCAGTAGGAGAATAAGGGTCACGTAGTCCAGGTACATAGGCATTAATATCAGGACTGTTAGATGCCATAACTTTCTGAATGTTAGGTTCATCATTTACAGTACCAATATCAAAAATGTCCATACGATAAGACTCAGCTACACCTCCAGAGAATACTCCGTTATTAGGAGCCATTTGTTTGTTACGTACTGGATCATCATACATTGGATCTACTTCTACACGAACTACGATTCCATTAGGAGCCATAAATTCAGTGTATTGAGTACCAAAGGTACGAGCATTAGAATGTAGTTTAGAACTAACATTTTTCTGGATAGTAGTATCCTGAAGTGCATTCCAACCACTAGCTTCAGCTTGGATAGCTTTGTGGAACAAGATAGCACCACGCTCACCTGTACGGATTACAAACTTACGCTCATCTGTAGAAAGCTTATTGATAGAAAGCTCCAATAGAATGTTAGTAAGGTAGTCAGCAGTAAAGCTATTATAGAAGAAAGTGTTAGCTACTTCCATTTGCTCACGTAGTCCAAATCCAGCTCTGATAGCATGACCTGAGTGGTGGTCTACGTTAGATACCTGACCTTTACCATTAATAGTTGAACGTCCGTAGAACATAGCTCTGTTCTTCTCTTGCATGAACTGATGCTCATATACAAAAGCCTGATATTGCAACCAAGTAGTAAATGATTGTTTAGCACCTGATTCATCAACTATTTCAAAGTTTGCAACAAACTTCCTATCTACCATGTTTCCAGGACAGATATATTGCTTACGAATGTAAGTAAAGCTGTTACGGAAAGAAATAGGAGAAGTAAAGTTAGTTTCACCACCACGTATTGATAAAGTATCAGATACAGGAGAAAATTCTTTACTAAACAATTTACCTGCTACAAGTTCTTCTCCAGGAACACCAGACACTACAGCGTCAGCACCATACACCTTTACAACGTAAACATGATTAGCACCTTCACGAAATTCTGATTGTACCTGCATAGGATACTTTTCATTTTGCTCACCAACAATTACGTCAGTAGGAGCAAACAATCTTTCAGGAAATACAAGTTCAATTTCAGCACCATTAGCTCCAACATTAAAGTCAGATACTGTAATGGTAGCACCTTGATAACGAGCTTCTACAAGAGCTATATTGCGTTCAGAAGAACCAATAAGTTTCCATGTAAAATCATCATCAGTTTCAAGAGTTTTAACAGGAATACCTGCTAACATAGTCTCAAGAGTAGTTCCATAATGCCTTTGCAATAGCTTAGACATAATTTTAGAAGCAAGCTGAGGCTTGGCTTCACCAATAGCTCCAAGGTGGTTTCGAGTAGTAATACCCGACCAGCTCTTCGCGTCATGGATTTGTAAATTACTAATTTTCATTTATGAATGAAATTTATGGGGGTTATATAATTAATTAAAAGCTTTATCCAATTTATCCAGAGCTTTCATAAATTCAGTATCATTTGCACTATTAGCTAAACTTCCTTCTTTACCTAGGGTATTTGAATTCAACTTATTAATAAACTCCTGAGTAGCTTTACTTTTTGTAGTCTTATAGAACGAACTGAAGTCTTTAAATCCATCTGTTAATGCAAATAAAGTATGTAACTTTATTTCAAAATCTATAGGATTCTCAGAACGTGCTTTTGCAATTGCACTAAGAGGTCTCCCATCTTCAGTCATATCTACAGGCTTTGTAAGTAAGTCATAAGTCTTTTCAGCTACTTTTGAATTATACTTAAATCCTGGAATAATTTCTTTTTTCTCATCAAAAACAATAGACTTAATTTTATTATTAAGTTCTGATTGTTGTTTCTTTGCACTTTCTATTTCTGCTTTTCTCTGAGCTACTTGTTGCTCCTGTTGTTTTTTAATAGTAGATCTTTTAGCTTCCAATGCATCCATAGCATCTTCTACATCTGTTCCACTATCAATACTCATTTGAGCAAGTTTCTCAGCCTTCTCTTTGTTAAACCCTTTAGATAAAAAATCTTCTGTAATCAGTTGTTTACGTAAATCTTCTCTATCTTCAAGAGTTTCTTTAGTTATTTTACTAAGGTCTTCAAATTGCTTTTCAGATTTAATAAACTCATCTTCAGGTAATCCTAATTCAAGAGTTTTTAAATAATTCTTTTGACGTTCATTTAGTCCTGCAAACTCATTATCTTTAATAGTTTTAAGAACTACTTCTTTTAAATCATCAAATGATTCAATCTTAGTATCTTTGTCCAGAGAAGTAAGCACCCCTTCCTCAGCTAAAGCAGAAGCAAAAAAAGAAAGTGTCTTGGAAAAATCTTTAGAAGGAGTGCCTTCCTCTGGTGTTTCTTCGTCAACTACGTTCTCTTCCTCAGCTTCTGCTTCCTCTTCGGTTGCTTCTACATTAGGATCATCGACTATGTCATTATTTTCTTCAGAAGATTCCTCTTGTTCTTCCTCTGAAGTAGTATCTTCTTGTGTTGAGGCTAAAAAGTCTAAATCATCAGAGTCTCCCAATGATTCTAAACTTAATTGCTCTAAATTTTCTATTTCTTCTGCCATTCTTGCTTTATTTTATAACAAAATTACTTATAGGATATATACAAATTACAAGAATTAATTACTTATAGAAATAATTGTATATTCCTAATAACTACTTATGTTAAGTTTTACTTGCTACTTTATTTGCTTTTTTCTTTTCTACCTGTAATTTTTCTTGAAATTGCTTTTTATCTTCATAAAACTTTTGTTTTTCTAATTCTAATTTTTCATTAAATTGTATAACCTGATCTAGTCTTTTTTGACGGTCAAGATTTAATTTTTCTATTTCTTTAGAATTATCTACAGGAGCTTCATCTTTATTAAGTAAAGCTTTTTGAATTTCAGTTTGAGCTTTTAAATCAACTTCATATTTCTTTAAATCTCTATCAGCTTGCTTATCTTCAGCATCTTGTTGAGTTTTTTGTTGTATAGCTTCTTGTTGTTTAGCAAATTGTTCTTGCTCTCTTTGATTTTTATCTCTTTCAGCTTTTTCAACTTTAGATTTAATATCAGATAATGAATCAGATAAATAAATACTTGAAATGGTAGCAAAGTCTATTGTACCTGCATTAAGAGCCACTTCAGCTAATTGCTTTAATTTCTGTTCAGCTTCCTGAGTTCTTGCAGAAGAAGTTAATACAATACCATAATCATTTTCAGAAAATTCATCTCCATCAAGATTTAACATCTGAATAGATTGGTCGTCTAAAATATATTGTACTTTTTTATTCTGACCTTTATATGCAATTTTAGCTGTTTCTAATAGTATTCTTAATGCTTCAATTTTAACATCATCATGTTCTGAAAAATACCATTCAGTAATATGAGAAGATTGTGTAACACTTCTTTCTACTCCACCTACAGTTTCTCTATTAGAAATTTGTCCTAATCTTTGATCTGATACACCAGTAATTTCAGACATCTCTTGCTTAATGAATTCCATTAAAGCAATTTGCTGTTGAATATAAGCACCTGTTTCCAAGTCTATATAACCTTTAGAAGCGTTATTCATACCACCAGCTAATTTACCAGTAGCAGCTCCTTTATTACCTTCTTTAAAACTATCCTTAATAGCAATACCCATTTTCTTCATATAGAGAATCCATTTTTCAGGTTCCCAACCTTCAGGTATCATAGCTAAATCTATTTCTAATATCTTACCATGATTACGTGCAATAGCTTTATTAAGCCTATCATGTAGTACATCATATAAGTATTGGTAATTCTTTACCTTACTCATAAGAGATACTGTTTGAGAACTATTAAATGAATAAGCTCTACCAGTAATTCCAGGGTGACAATAAGAAGGATTATTCATAGACCTATACTGAATTTGTTTAGGTCTTAAATTAACATATATATCTTTACCTATTTTAGTACCTTCATACCATTCATTAATCCATAAAGGTTTAGAAGATTCTCCTTCATCTTTTTTAGGAATATAAGATTCTGGAAATATATCTTTTTGTTCATTTCCAAATTCATCAAAATAAGTAATTTCCTGAACTTTTCTCCAACCTCTCCAATAAACTCTTAATACTCTTACATTACCAGAAGCATCATAAGGTTCATTTAAACTAAATCCATTTAACTCTCCTAAATTAATTAAAGAGTTAATAGAATTCATATCTTCTGGATTACCTGAATCAAATGTGGTAAATGCCATACCAGAAAAATCTCTGGCAAGTTTATCTACAAAAGGATCATCTCCAGCATCTCCATAACCTCTTTCAAGTTTTTTAACATCAGCATCTTTAAGCTCATCATGAAAATGGTCTAAAATCTGACCTGGACTCCAATAGTCATTAATGAAAATCAAGTCTGAATCTTCTATTCTATTAGAGAAACCAGACCTTATTGAAAATACTTTATGTGGATTTAACTTTCTGAAAAAAGGCTCATTAGAAACTATTTCAGCTTGATAATATTCTTCTCCTAATATAAGAGCATCTTTAAAACCAGCATTAAAAACTCTCTCAAGTTTAAGTTCGTTCCATAAGTGTCTTAAAATTCTATTAGCACGTACTTCTCTTTTATCCTGATAATTACGTGCATCTTCAGCAAGTTCTCTTAATCTTATTTCTAATTCCTGTTCTGTATAGTTAGATTCAATTAATTCTCTTATCTTACTATTCAGCTCATTATTCTTTTCTTCTTCTTTTGCTGATACTGCTTCAGGATTAGTTACAATAGCTTTATAATCAAATCTACGTTTAGCTTCTTCACCTACTAATACATCTATCCTAGGATTAATAATAGGATAATGTTGCATTGTAGTTGGAATACTTTCATCATGTAATGATTCAGGATTTAATACTTCCCTTATATCACTAGGATTAAGTTTTCCATTATATAAATCTGTATTTATTAATTTTTCCTTCCAATTAGCTCTTACACCTTCATCTAAAAGATAAGAAGACTCTGTAATGGTATCTATACATTGTTTATACCATTTAGGGCCTTTCTGATTAGAACTTAATTTTTGTCTAGGAAATGAATTAAAGTATGAATTCATAAAGATATTTAAGCAACAAAATTACTTTTATAATATATTGATATTACAGAATTTACTCTATTTAAAAAATAATCACTCATTTCTAATAACTACTTTTCCCAACTAAATTTCATTTCTTTGGGTGTATTTTTAAATCCAAGTACTTTATCCCAATATGGGTCATTGGCTAGAATATTTGCTTTTGTATGGCCTTCAGACTTTTGAGAATATTTTTTTACTTCTTCTCTAAGTATCATTAACATACCCATTGCAGAAACTCTATCAAAGTTACCATCTTCATTCCATGCTATACATTCATCTATATAAGCTAAAGACCTTATTTTTCTTAAATTAGGTACAACTATTTCATTACCATCTTTATCTATTTCAGGATTAAGTGCCTGAGTATTCATCCAGTCAGCTTGTAATCTTCTGCCCCATTTATTCACTTCTTTATTAGCTCTTGTTCCTTTAGCTGTATTACCATAACTAGGTTTACTACTAGCCATATCTACATCTTTAAGAATTTGAGGAGTATCGCATAATAAATGCAATGAATTTTTATTAGAGAAGTAGCTGAATAAACCTTTTAAGTTTTGCTCATAATTTCCAATAGCATTATAGTATATTAACATTCTTCTACATATTTCATAAAAATCATCTGCAAACTTTGGTCTACCAGTATATTCAGCTACTATCTGGTCAGTAAACATATCGAATATAAAGATAGAGGCTAATGAAGTTCCAGAGTCTGCATCAATAGGGTCAATACCTGCTATATATCTATACTTAGGAGCATTTTTTACAGGTTGTACAAATATTTCTAATCCTCCTGTTTTATCTGGATTACTGTCATTATATTTTCTAAGAGGATTAACATCAGCATCTGGAGTCCATTCTATTAATCCTTCTCCTGCTAATTTTAATCTGCCTACATAATGACTTCTTACAAACTGCTGTTCGTTAGGACGTACATCTGAAATATAATCTTTTAGGTCAGATACAGGAAATACTGTACCTTCAGTACGCATGATAGCTTCTTGAGGAGTAATAGGTGATTCAGCTTTTTTCTGAGTTAATGCTCTTGGGTCATTAGAGCTTTGAGCAATTTTTAACCTTTCTTTAAATATATTTATTAATGAACCTATAACATCTGGTTCACCATTTTCTTTAGTTACAGATTCACCTCTGTTAAGATAAGCTCCCCAAAAGAAACCACAATCTCTACTTCCATCTACATTTTTATCAAAAACATTAGGAATTCCATATATATTATAAGCATCTGGTTGATAAAATAATTTTTCAGAACCTTCAAAACTTGCTCCTTCAACACCTCCTGTACCTGCTGCACACATGAACGCAAACGCTACTCCATCTTCCTCACAAGCTTCTCTATTAACGTTCCATGCATGTTCAAGATTAGGAAATAACCCGTCTTCTTCATAATGAATTAAAGCCCCACGAATACCACGAGCTTTATCAGGATTATCTTTTAAAGATATACCAAATACAGAAGTTAATAGTCCTTTACGAGAGCCATACTCATCTTCATAACCTAATTGAAGTTCCATAGCTTGTTTTTTATCAACAAGTCTTAATTTAGGTAAAGGAGTATTTTCAGCTATAAAATCTAAATTATCTAATATTTTACCCCATATACCCTTATCACCTAAAAGGAAAGTTTTATCTGAAGCTAAGTGGAAATTAGGATTACCAGACCCAGGTTTAGTGTACATATTTCTTGGAGACTCAGCTCCAAATTTCATTGATGCACCTATACCTCTGGATTTCAACATTTTACCATGTTTACCTCTAATTTGAGCTTGATCACAATAATGAAACCATAAATAATCTCCAAGGTATACTCTAGGAAAATCTTTTACACGTTCTCCTTTTTTAGTACCTTCTACTTTTTTAACAAGTGATATTTGTACATAATTCCAATAAAAATATAATGAACCTGGAATCCATTCTCCATCAGGTCTTGTTAACCCTTTTTTCCAACGTCTAACTTCTTCTTTCCAGAATAATGCATAATCAGACTTAGGGTTAGGATTTTTTGGTAAATGAGTATATACACCATGTTCTTTAAAATATAATGCCCTTTCTCTAAACCAGTCCATATTCTCAAGGAAATGTGGTTTAGTTATATCTATCTCTTTCTTACCTGTAGGTGTACCGTTTGAGTCTAATTTCCAAGGTCTATCTTTAATCGTACCTCTTGAATCAGAAGCTAGCCATTGAATAAATGGTATAGTGTCTAAAGCGTCTGATATATCATTCCATATCTTCTTAGGTAATTCTTTTTTTAATTCCTCAGTTAATTGAGTTTGAAATTTATTCAGTTCCATCAGATTAATCCACTTTCAAAAGTATTATGTGACCTGCTACCAGATTTCTTTTTAGAAGAATCTTCTTTTTCTTTAATAACTTCTCTTTCAGCTTCTTTAAGATCTCTCATAATAATTTTAACATCTTTTAAAGCTCTTGTTATATCTGCTGTTTTATAAATTGGTTTATCCATCTTATCTCGTTCATTGAGAAGAACTTCAGCTTTATCTAAATAATCTCCTACAGCATTAGCACCATTTACAGCTTTTTTATATAAAGATTCTGTAATAGTTTCAAAAGAACTATAATAATCAACAGCTTCTTTAATAACAGAATCCATTTTCCAACTATCAGGAAGTTTAATATCTTTCTTAATTTCAGAAATTCTGTCTTTTTCTGAAGTAATAAGATAATCAGATTTTACATCACAATAGAAATAAATAAATAACATCTCTTTTAATGCTGTTGCTTTATCTTTAGATTTATCTCTTTTAAGAATTTTTTTAAATGGTTCTAAACCCCATGCTTCTTCAGTAACATTTAGCTCCCAATCTTTTAGTTCAAATAATTTCATTATTTTACAGACTTTTTTTAAATTTCATATATATATGTTTTACTTCTTTATTAAATTCTGCGCTGAAGATAGGATTTGAACCTATGACCTTGGAGTTAACAGCTCCCTGCTCTAACCAACTGAGCTACTTCAGCAATTGTAAGTTTTTAGAGAACTTACAAACTCATATACTATGCTTTTACTTCTTTAGGGATTTCAGATTCATCATATACATATTTAATATTCCTTTCAGATATATGTCCATATACTTCTCCATTAATTTCCATTAGTGGAATCTGAAGTTCATATGAAGTTTCGGGAACCTGAGCATCCATATTATTTTTAGTATTTCTTACAGGTTTTAAAAATGCATCAAAATCTACAATAACAGTATCTCCTACTTTTACTTCCTGACACATACCTCCAGCAGACACTATTGTTTGATATGGAAATAATTTACCTTCTTTTCCTTTAATATTTGTATCATTAACAAGAATGATATTACTTTTTGTTTTTTCAGTATTTAGTGTAATTAATACTGAATTAAATGTTACTTTACCTTTTACCATTACTTAATTATTACGTATTACTCTTTCTGTTTCTGCTTCTTCTTCTGTCATTATAAGTTCTTCCCTTAATTCTGTTATAGAATAGTCAGCCCATTGAACTCTATAGGTTGTTTGATTGTGAGGATGTTGAACAACAGCAATTATTACTCCTGCTTCATTTGGGTCTAGTGTATAATACACTGTTTGAAAAAAATTAAATTGATTACTCATCTTTCTTATTTAAATTAAACTTTTTTTTGATACCTTCTCTTTTATGTTTATCTGAATAGATAATTCCAAAATTTATCCATCTGATATTTTTATAACTGTCTGGATCATCTGGATCAGCAGACTTCATTATTTCTCTTGTGTACTTAAACCAATTGTCTATAATAGCTTTAGCTACATCAGGATGAATAGCTAATTCAAGAGCTTTAGACTTAGCTATAGTTTCTATAGTTTTATCCATTTATCTTAAAATTAAATATTAATTGAAATTTATCTGTTTTCTCAATGTCTGGAATATATTTATCTGGAATCTGATTATCAATTATTAAACCTTTCTTTCTAAGAGCTGTTATATAATTATTCAGAGAATATTCACTCATATCCAATTTATCTCTTATTTTAATCCTACCATCATAAGAAAATATTTTATTCCATCTATCTTCTGCTTTTAATATATTCTCTTTCTCTATTTCATTTAAATACATCATATAAGCTAATAATTCTATTTCTTTAGTACCTAATTTATTAATAGGTTTAAGAATAGTCAAATAATGCTTATATAAATTATGAAGAGAAGTGGGAATATTAATTACTTTCTTTTTAATTTCCATCTTCAATTATTTTAACATATACTCCAGGATTTTCTTTATCTATAGTATGATACTTTCCATTCTTTTCATAATACTGAGGTACTACATGATAACAATCATCATCTTCAATAAAATTATGAGCTGTCATTAAATCCAATATTACTTGACTTGCATTATTAAAATCAAACCCTCTTTTACTGTTTCTGACAAAATGCATTCCCAATACTATCAAATTGTCAGGTTTTTTCCAACCTTTAAAAGCTTCTCTAAAAAGATTAGGTTTAGTTTTATAATCTACTATTTCTTTTTTACTTGAAGAATATTTTTGCACACCTAACTCTCTTAGATATTTCATTACTGTTTTAGAAGGAAATATACCTCTACTAGTTTTTATTTTACTATTCTTTAATGAAGGAGTATTTAATGGTATAAAATATTCTTTAGTCATATATTTCAGCTCCTTTAATATCCAGATTGTTTACTTCCAACCATTCTAAATACTGTTCTTTTTGATTTTCTATAAATACTGGCTTATAATATTTCCAACCTTTATAAACTTGTTTCTCAAAAGTTAAGTCACTTAAATAATCACTAACTGCTTTTAGATTATCTGAAGCCTCAAAAACTAATACTTCATTAATCCTATCAAATTTAACTTTCAAACTCATGATTTTTTTTATAAAACAAACTAAGTCCTAATACCTTTGCGTTACGAATACAATCTTGTTTATTTCTATATCCTTCTGTACTCCTACCAATAATATTTCCATTTTTAGCAGTTACTTTCCAATACCAATTGGTTTTACCCCAAAAACTTTTCTTCTTAAAAAACTTTACTTTATACATTCTTTTTAATTGTTAATTTTAATCTATATGTGTAATTTTTATAATTATTTGTTGGTAAGCTTGGATAATATTTATCACCTGACTTTGTTTTAATAATTGAAGCTTTTGGTAATAAAACGTTATTTGACCAAACTTTCTCTATAAGTATTTTCACTTTTCCAGAAATTTAATTATATCTGTTAATACTTCATTTCTATGATTAGAACTCAATGTAGTATATCCTACCTTATCAAATTTCTCTAGTTTAATAGTTTGATGAATACATGAATTCTTACCTATCTTATCATCTATTTGTTCTTTAGACCCACAAAAAATAATTTTACTATCTTTCCCTAATCTTGTTAATATAGTTCTAAAATCCTGATAATCCATATCCTGATATTCATCCACTATAACAACAGACTCTATAAATGTTACACCTTTAGCTACTTCAATAGGCATAATTTCAATATCTCCATCATTAATCATTTTTTCAGTAGTATTCTTAGCTTGACATACATTTAAATTCTGAAGAATAGGAAATACATAAGGAGCCATTTTTTCTTCTAAAGTTCCTGGAAGAGCAGCTAAATTATTCTTTAACATAGGACGAGTAATCCAAATCTTATTAAATTCTCTTTTCCTATAAGACATTAGAGCAATATAACAAGCTATTAAAGACTTACCTGAACCAAAATCTCCATGTACAAAATTTACATCATGGTTATAAAATAAAGCTCGTACTTTCTTTTGCTCATCATTTGGTTCTACATTAAGTCTTGGTTGTTGAGGGACTCTCTTTTCTTTATTTGCCATTTAATAATCTGCCTTTCTTATATTGTTTAATAACATATGCTGTTAATTTCCTTCTATTCTTATAATCTTCAAAAGATTCTCCAGGAAATCTTTTAGGATCTAAAGAGTTAAATTTTATTTCTTCACTCATTTTCCATTTTATAAATTTCTATTTCTAAAATATTAGGTTCTCCTATAAACATATTTGTCTTAAACATAAATTGTTTAGTATTATATTTCTGTATAGCCTTTTTATGGGCATGGTACTTATCAAATAAATCCTGAACATCTTCTGTCTCAAGACTTAATGTGTTTATTAGCTTTTTCTTTAAGTTCAAGGTATTCAAATATATCTGAAGCATGTGTTGTAAAATTAGTAGCTCCACAATTAGTACATAATACTACTCCTTCTTTCTTATCTATAATTCCTAGCTCAAGACAATTTCTGCAATATTCTACAGATTCTTTATTGTAGTCATTTTTCATTTTTAATTCTTTCTAATTCAAACCCTAACCAAAATCTAGATTCTGATAAATATTGTTCAACTCTTTCTAACAATAACATTCTTTCGCTTTCTACAAAATGTAATTGTTCTTTTATTTGATTAACTACTTTTTCAATCTCAGTTCTCAACCAATCTACTTTTTCTATATGAGATTTTTCTTTCCAAGTAGAATTAAAATCTTCTTCATATGAATCACATCCAATAATATATTTATCAGCAGTAGGTTGAATATCTTCTTTAGTTTTATATCCTGAACCATAAGGATTTTTATTCTCTAATTCTCCAAGTACTTTACCTAACCAAGCTTTAGCTAAATATAAACTATCTACAGCTTTTTCTATTTCTTTAGAATTTTCTAAAAGAATAAAATCTTCTAACGGTTCTTTACTTAATGAATTATCGTTATTTTTAATTTTCTTTTTGATAGGTTTTAACTCTTTAGTTAATTGAGCTAATCCATCAATATTAACTCTTAATTCTTTAATTTCTTGTATCATTTCAAATTGGATTTACAATTATATACCCTTTTGCTTTTAATTCTTGAAAATCTTTATATGCTTTCTCTAATTTAATAGTAGTTTCAGAAGGTAAGGCATATAAACCTTGTCTATTCTTTAAATATTTAGTCTGTATATTCCCCATCTCCTTCTGTATCTATATATTGTTCATCTCCTACAAACTCATTAAGAAATTTAGTTTGTAAATCAACAGATAATTTATTCCACATTTCTACAAATCTTTTATATTTTGATTCCATTCTTCATTCCAGTATAACTGATTATTATTCTCCATTCAATTTTTATGCTAATATATAATATTATATTATATAAGTCAAGTATTTATTAAATTATTTTTTCTAAAATTTCTTTTAATTCAGATTTATTTTTAATTTTTCCATCAAAAACTATTTTTCTATAAATTTTATCACAAGGTATTGTAATTCTAACACTAGAATTAGTTTTATTAAATATAATACCTACTCCATTATTTAAATTTAAATAAGGTTCATATTTGTCAGGAATTACAACTCGTATAATATCTAAATCAAATCCCAAGTCTTCTATATCTTCTTTATCAAGATACTTTACTCTAATTTCTTTTTCAATTATTTCATCATCTAATTCATCTAATGATAAATAATTGACAGACATTGATAATTTATCCCAACATTCTTCTTCTGTAGCATTTGATCTTGGAATAAACCTCTCATATTCAAATCCAACATGGAACTCTTCTATTGAAGGAGTGTAATATTTATTTTCTTTCATAATTCTAAAAATACTAATTTATAGCTTCCTGTATTAGGATTAAGTTTTTCATCAAATAAAGAGTTATGTTGTAAAATTAAAGTAAATTCTACTTCTTTACCATAATCTCCATCTGTTTTTAATTTCTCGATATATTTTATATGATTCTTCCAATTTTCTTCAGTCCACCATTCTGTATTGCCAATTTCTCCTAATCGTATCTTA